TGTTGTTTGGCCAGCTCGGCTACGCCTTTAAGCTCTTTAGGGACTTGGGCGAAGTCGGGCGTTAATAAAACAATGTCCCAGTTATAGTGGCGGTGCTCCATGAAAGCGTTGTTGAAGTTCTCAGGGTAGATAATCCGTCCTTGCTCATCAAAACGTGTACGCTGACAATCGTCTATCTCGCCGTTGTCTAGCGTTGATGTGTCCACAGTCAGCCAGCGTGAGTGGAATAACTCAGAAAAGCCCTCTGGTAGATGAGACTCAAAGTCAGTGAAAGGGCGCTTGTGTATGTTGGCCATCTTAAAGCCAGCGTTGGTCGAGAAGATTTGCTGACATTCATCAATAAGGATGAAGGCGCCAATCGGAGCCCAACAGAAAAAGTACTTCCAAAGTTCGAAGCCTTCAGGATTACGCGAGCTGATACGAATGAGGCGAGCACTGTCCGGAAACTTTTCACCCAGTCGTTTCTCGATAATGTCGAGCGGCTGCATACCATGAATATTGGTGATGCAAACTCGACCTTCTCGAAGGGCTGGCAGTAAGTCGAACCATACTGCACACGCTGATTTATATGAGCCGCCGTGGCCATATCTAAATGAAGTTGCCATTGAATCACCAGTTAAAGAAACGCATGACTAAGGACGTCGCAAACGCATCGAAAATTATGCGTAGTCCTCCTGTCACGTTGTATTGAATGAGGATGTAACGAACATCAGAAGGGAGCGCATTGAAATGAGATTCAACCAGCGTGTAAACGCCATACTCTGATAGCAAAGTCTGAGCGATTTTTAGTGCTACCTGAATCGATGCGATCTTAAGTTCTAGCCAAAGAGACACACACCAAAGGGCGCCATACTCAAAGCAATTGATGATCCAATCCGGTATGTACTGGATGAACTCGACCATGGTTTGGCCGACGTTGGCGATAAAATCGAGCGCTGAATAAATGAAATCCACGTTATTTACTCCGTTGGCCAAACAAGATGTAGAGCGCAATGAGCGCGCAGATAAAGAGAATGACAGGGCGAACGTAAGGCGAAACGTCATCAAAACGCTGTAGGCCAGAATCAACCTTGGTGCCTTTAACGGTAAAAGACCGATCGCTTAACGAGCCATTATTGAAGTTGGTACCGATAGAAACCAGACCTTTGATTTCATCAACGTAGTCTTCAATTGAGCGGGTTTTCTCTGCGATGGTTTCATTGATAGCGATGAAATCAGACGAGGCGAAGATTTGCTCAGGCACATCATCTCCATGAGGGGAATTGAAACCAGAGCCTTTAAGCAGTTCTTCGATACCATCAAGGCTATTACCCAATTCGCCAATCGAATCACCTAAGCCTTGTAAGTCTTCACGGACACCCTTAGTTGCATTGGTGCTCTTATTGACCGCTGTTGTAATGTCGCCATTGGCTTGTTGGATAAGCGCTTTGGTGTTGTTGTATATCTTGTTGTCATTGATTTGCTGTTCTTGTGTCGCTTGCGTGTTATCGACAAGCGAGCCTTTGACTGCAATCAACTCATTAACGATAGCGCCTTGAGTTTCATTGATGTCTGAATTCAAATCATGAAGGGCAGTGTTAATATCTTTGTTAAGTCCTGTAATGGCGCTCACAACTGCCGTGTCTGTCGATTCATCTGTGTCGGGTTCTTCCACATCCGGCTCATCTTCTACGTCAGGTTTGGTGAATGTATTGGTCGAGTCATCAGGCAAGACACTAGGATCTTCTATAGGGCCTGTTGGGTCATCGGGGTCATGGGTTGGATCTGTTGGGATAATTGGCTCATCAGGGCCGTTTGTTCCCCAGAATAAAGTACCGCCATCACATTGGTTTCCTGTGAATTGGAAGTTACCGTGACATAAGGTGTTTTGCGTAAACTCGCCAGAAGAAACATCAGTGCAAAGGGTGCTGTCGTTTGGAATACGAGAGAGTTCGCAACGAGTCGCGCCAAAGTCACCATAACAAGCCCCCGTGACTTGTTCGCCGTAAACATAAGCCAGCCACTGAAGGCGTCTTTCGTCCCCCGTTGACTGCTTGAATTGGCAAGCATCCATACATGAACCGTCTGGATTTGCGCCGTATTCGCATTGGGATTTACACCTCAATGTTGAAGGGTCGAATTCACTGTTTGCAGGGCAACGAACCTCTGAATAAGAAAGGGCAAGTGAATTGTCACAAACTGTCTGATAAGGATAGCGAGCGTTAGCATAGGTTACCTTCTGAAATGTGCATGAACGAATATAATCATGCTTCATAAAACAAGCGTTCACCTGATTAGGATCAACCCATTCGCCCGTAGAGCCGCAGCCCGTCATTTGCTTATAACTAACATAAGCTTCTAAAGCGAACGTTAAGTTACTGAAACATAGAACAAAAAGGACAATAGAAAAGCGCAGAAAATGAATCATTGTCTGAAACCAATAAAAAAGGGAGCCGAAGCCCCCTTGATTAACTGATTAGTGAGTATTGATGCCACTCACAAAGCCGTGGAGAAATGCCCCCGCAAAGGAAATACCCAGAACGATAGCGAGAACATCCCCAAGTAAGTTACCAGATATAGGAGGCATTGAGGTTTACCGTTAGCGACGCAAGAAGCCAACAACCATGGTCACACCAAAGCCCAGTGCAGCCATACCAATAAGCCCCGCAACAACAAGTGATACGTTGCTTTGACCGCCAGTAACAGCGGCATTGATAGCGCCCGTGATATCTGGTGTATCAGCAAAAGCCGGAGAAACAGAAGCAAGCATAAGCGCAGAGCCTACGGCTGTTTTCTTGTTTACGACTGCGTGTTTTACGTTATTTACAACAAGTTCTAGTTTTTTCATTTGAATTACCTTTTACTCATAAGGCGAACAACACGACCCACCCCGTGACCAACAACCATGTTGATCAAGAGCACGCCACTGACATATAGGAACAAGTCACCATTGAATAGGACTGGATCCTTATATTCTTGATACTCCACCGCTGAAATCAGTACGTAGTCTTGGCAATTGTCGACGTGAGTTTTCGTCGCTTTTAAATTGCCGTACTGGTTAACAACGGTGACGCATACAGACATTTTTTCTAACCTTGAACTGATTTCATTGAAGCTTCGAAGTGCTTCTTAATTTCTGCGTCGACAGGAATAAGCGCTGTCACGATGGCACCCGCCAATGGATCTTCTGGGTTGATTTCAAGTTGCAATTGGTACTCACGACGAGGAACCAAAGCACCGGTGCGCTCAAGGAGCAGGGCGTATTCATGATCAATCATCAAAGGTTGATCCCATTGCGGGTTTACGTCACCAGATTCGCCGATGGTGCGACGCTTGAATTTCTCCGAGTTAATTTCACGTAGTGGACGCGAGATGTTCAGTTGAGCACTGTCACCACGTGCCGAGTTCCAAGTGATGTCCATGCCTAGGACAAAAACAGATTTAGCCATTTGTTAGGTCTCCAATATGTGAGTCACCAACTTGCCGTAGGTATCGGGGAAGGTGAATTTGGTTCCATCACGGACGAGCGAGCCGACAACGGTTTCAATGTCGCCCTCATGGAATTCGATTAAAGAGTTCAGGATTTTCCCGTACTGGCGACGCATCCAGTGAGCCGAAGCCAACAGGTCTAGCGCCGCACGTTTAGTCGGGACAGGTTTTGTATTGAATTGTTTTGCAGTAGAAATCGACGCTGCGAAGTCGTTGATGGCCGCGAATGCGCCAGCAGGATTCAACAGCACATCGATGTTCCATTTTTTAAGTTCAACTTCTGAGCGGTACCAAACCAAACCCGTGTTCGCGAGTTTCTGCTCAAGAGCCTTGTTGTAGATACGCCAGTAGATGCGAGAAGTACGAGAGCCGACAGAGTATTGCTCTTTGGTGTAATCAGGACGGCCATCACGAAAGCCCGCAATCGTATGGTCAACATGTAGAACCGGATTACGGCCACGCTCAGCAGTACGGAAAGCATCATCATTCCAAGCTTTGCGCGCGTATTCACAGTCAAAGATACCGTCGTAATCATCGTAAGCGAGATCGACACGCGCGAGTGTTTGAACACCAAGAACGTTTGTTAGCCAATCATGCAGCGACCAAGGCGCACGACGGGCAAACACATGCTTACAACCAGTGCCATTAATTTGGAAATGCACCGTGTCATTGTTGCCACCAATACCCACGAAACCACAGAAGTCTTCACCATCTGGTGAGGTCAACTTCATAGACTCAGAATAGAACTGAAAGCCAAGGCCACGAGGTGCAGAAAGCGACAATCCAAGCACTTGATTAGTGAAGATGCGCAGGCAATCTTCTAGGTAATTGCGGTAACAGATATCAAAGGCGCTGTTGTACGCTTCAATCTCTTCAGCAGTGCCCGCGATGGTCGCATTAAACTGAGGTGGAGCAGGGAACTTGGGTGCTTTGCAGTTACGCTGTAACAGGGATTTAGGTGCTAAACCTTTGTATTCCTCATGCTTGTGCAGACGTTGAATCGCGTTGTGACAATGGCGTAAGTCCTTGACTGCAAATGTAAAACATAGGTAGTCAATATGAACAGACTGCTCATCGAATTTCTTAAGGATGTTAGTTGCAGTAGTCATCGAAGACCCCTAAATCAACGCGTTCTTGGTAAGTGGTGTTGGTGATAGATACCAACTCGTAAGAGACAAATTCAGACGAAGCCCAAGATTCGAGATGAGACATAGACTTAAGCAAATCCCATTCTTCACAGCCTTTGACCAACACAGAAACCGTGTAATCAGGCAGCAAGTCGTAATAGATGGTTTGGGCTTCGTTCATGGGTTATGCCTCTGAGTTAGACTCAGTTACGGCGTCACG